CCACCATTTATGCATCTTGATGTAAATGTTATTGATCAGATCAAAGATCAGGTTGAAACTGATATACTAGATGATGTTATAGAAAAGGTGAAGCAAGTGCCATTACAAAAAATATTAAGAAGATGATTTTAGAAACATTCCTAATAGCAGCAGCATTACCATTTGTTGCATTATCTTTATTTTTTGGAACAAAGGGTGGTTATTATGATAGTGATGACTATAATGGTGATGGTTGTGCTCACGATGTAAAACGATGACAGAACAGCAAGTAGAAAAAAGAATTCTTGAAAAGCAGAAAAGAAAAGCATATAGAGAATACCTCTCAGAACTTCGACATGAGAGAAGAAGTATTGGTGTAAAGTTTTATGATGCCAATGGATCTGGTAGAATTATAAATGGTAAGAAGAGATATGATTGATACTTCACCCAGTTCTATAAGAGTATTCTTTATTATTGTTTTATCAATTACTTGGTTGGTTATTTTTAATTTACCTACAGAGGAATAATGGCTGCTTTCTTTTTATTAACTTGGTTTGTATTATTATTTTTTGCTATAAGAATGATAGCGAAAGGTTGGTCTGCTGCTTCTCAATTGGGTGGTAAACAGTTTATTGATGAAAGTACAAGATATGTAACTAGAGTTCAGCACCCAGAGATGGCAGATGTTAAGCAGGGTGATGAACTTTTAGTTGTAAATTTTAGAGAAGAAAGGAAAGAAGATCCTCGTTTTAAATTAGATTCTCCTGAACTTCATAATCTTGGAGATCCTTTATATAAAGCATTGAATGATAGGATAGAAGAATTAAATGAAGATGATGATGACGATGATGGAGGAATTATTTCAAGAGCTTGACTAGATAGTTTACAACCATTATAATAGTAGGGTAAACTATTAAGAGCAATGACGCTTACTTCCAAATTTAAGAAAGATCTGCAGACACTTAGTGCTGCTGCTAGAAAAGAGATTTATCTTGATGTAAAGAACCCAAAACTTTATAAAAAAGTTAAGAGGTATTATGTGAGTGAAGGTATAGTAGAATTAACTGGAGAAGATCCAGAAGCAGATTATAATATTATAATGGAGTGTGTAGCAGAAGATCTTGAAGGAGTAGAGGTATAAGATGATTGTTCTCCTTGAAAGATTCCCTTATCGTTATGTTGAGAACGGCACACTAGAAAACGGTAAACCTGATTTCCGTATCCAGAAGATGGATAGTAATTCCCCTAGATGGAAGGATATGTATCTTTGTGATAACGGAATGCAGTTGTCTCAAGCTATGGAAGACTTTGAGTACACCAAATGGCTTGATCCTGCTGGTGTTCCTTGCTATACTAAAGATGAGGCAAGAAGTTATGAGTGAAGAGTTCACTAGGATTGCATCAGCATTGGAAAGAATTGCCAATGCTTTAGAGCACCTACATATTGAGAATATTGATCATGCTCACATAGATGACATCGGTGAGATACATGGTGATGTGGTAACTCATCCTAAACAATTTTAAATATGCCTGAACAACAAACCATTAAGTTTACCATCAGACAAGATGGTACTGTATTTGAAGAAGTTACTGGTGCTATTGGTAATGAATGTCAAGATATTACTAAATCAATAGAGGACAAACTCGGCAATGTTATTGCCGTAACTCATAAACCAGAATACTACTTACATCAAAAAATAGAAAATGTCACATTTCAGCACAATAAAAACGAAAATCAAACATAAACCAGAACTACAAGAAGCACTTCAACTTCTTCAGTATGATGTTACAGAGGATCAGGAACTTAGAGTTACTGGTTCTCATGGTATTGGTCATGAAACTGTTGAGGCAGAAGTTGCTATTGGAAAGGATATTGGTTTTCGTATGAATCAAGTAACAGGTGATTATGAACTTGTAGCAGATCTTGAAACATGGAATCAACCAGTTCCTGTAGAAAGGTTTATAGATAAGGTAACACAACAGTATGCTAGAGTAACAGTTAGAAACACTGTTAAGAAACTAGGATTTGAAGTTGAGGAAGAATGGGAAATGAATGACAACTCTATCGAATTAACTGTAACTAGGTGGATACCATGAGAGACCAAATGATCAAAGCACTTTTAGCACATGCTCAAGGTGATATAGAAAAGCATAAGGCAAACGTTGAAATCTATTTGTCTAATCCAGCAGGTATTGGAGAACACTCTGATGTTATGGATGCTGTTGAAAATGAATTAAATATGATTGCTAAGTATCAGGATCAAATTGATGTTATCCAGAGGTATTTTAAAAGATGAAACCAATTAAACTTTCTGACGAAACAAAAAAACTTCTTGAAAGGCCAAAGTATCAAGCACCTAAACCTTTATGGGAAAAGAAAGATAAGGAGACAGACTAATGGCAAAAGATTCATCAACACTTTTATTCACTAAGGTGAAGGAAATTGCTCATAATGTAAAGGAGTGGGATAAGAAATGGGCAAAGAAAATCCAAGAGAAGTTTAAACTAACAGATTATCAAATGTTATGTTTAGCATTTGGAAAGGGTTTTATTATTGGAGCAATTCTGCTATAGTGGTACCATAGTCATTATATTATGAAAAAAGCATTAATAACAGGTATAACTGGGCAAGATGGTTCTTATCTTGCCGAGTTACTTTTGTCTAAGGGGTATCAAGTTCATGGTATTGTTAGGAGAGCATCTCTTATTAATACTCATAGAATAGATCATATCTACGAAAAGATTAAATTACATTATGGTGATCTAACAGATGCTGTTAGTATCATGGGTGTGATTAAGGAAGTAGAACCTTGTGAGATATACAATCTAGGTGCTCAGAGTCATGTAAAGGTTTCTTTTAAGATACCTGAGTATACAGGACAAGTTGATGCTATGGGAACTCTAAGAGTTCTTGAGGCAGTTAGAATGTTGGGTATGGAGAAAGATGTTCGTATCTATCAGGCATCTACTAGTGAATTATATGGTGGTATTAGTGATGCTCCATTAACAGAAACTACACCGTTTCATCCACGTTCTCCCTATGGAGTGGCAAAGCTTTATGGTTATTGGATCATAAAGAACTATCGTGAAGCATATGGAATGCATTGTAGTTCTGGTATTCTCTTCAATCATGAATCTGAAAGAAGAGGAGAAACGTTTGTAACTAGAAAGATAACTAGAGGATTATCTAGAATTTCTGTTGGTATGGAGAAGATATTACGTCTTGGTAATATACATGCTAAGAGAGATTGGGGCCATGCCAGAGATTATGTTGAGGCAATGTGGTTAATGCTTCAACAAGATAAACCAGATGATTATGTGATTGCTACAGGAGAACAACATTCTGTTAAGGATTTTGTAAATGAAGCAGCACATTATTTTGGTTTTAAATTGGAATGGATGGGTGAAGGTTTAGATGAAACTGCATTTGATTGGAATACAAAAAAACCTGTTATTATTATTGATCCAGAGTATTTCAGACCTGCTGAAGTAGAATCCCTATTAGGAGATGCTACCAAAGCAAAAGAGGTTCTAGGTTGGGAACCAAAAACATCATTTAAAGAATTAGTTGAGGAGATGTGTATCTATGGACAATAATAGTAAAGTATTTGTTGCTGGTCATAATGGACTTGTTGGTTCAGCAATTATTCGCAATTTAGAAGCAAAACACTATCAAAATATCTATTGGGTTAGAAGACAGAATTGTGATCTAACAAATAAGATTCAAGTAAATGCTTATTTTGAGCAAGCAAAACCTGAGTATGTTTTTCTTGCTGCTGCTAAAGTAGGTGGTATAGGGGGTAACTCTACATATCCTGCTGAGTTCATCTATGAGAATTTGATGATTCAGACTAATATTATAGATGCTGCTTATCGTAATGGTGTTAAGAAGTTACTGTTTTTAGGTTCATCCTGTATCTATCCTAAGATGGCAAAACAACCTATAACAGAAGATGCCTTGATGACTGGTCCATTAGAACCAACTAATGATGCTTATGCTACTGCTAAGATTGCTGGTATTAAAATGTGTCAAGCATATCGTCAGCAGTATGGGTTTAATGCTATTTCATTAATGCCTACTAATTTATATGGTCCTAATGATAATTTTGATATTAATACTGGACATGTATTACCATCACTTATGGCTAAGTTTCACGGATCACTTGAGAAGAGTAAGCATTGGGTTGTTAAGTTATGGGGTGATGGATCTCCAATGAGAGAGTTCTTACATGTTGATGATCTGGCAGAAGCTTGTATTAAGTGTATGCAAGATTATGATGAACCAGAACCAATCAATGTAGGTACTGGTGAGGATGTGACCATAAAGGAACTTGCTGAAACTATTGTTGATGTGGTAGGATATAAGAACTATTATGAATGGGATACCAGCAAACCAAATGGAACTCCACGCAAAGTATTAAACGTGGATAAGATTAAATCACTTGGTTGGGAACCTAAGATTGGACTTAGGGAAGGTATTGAATCAACATACGCATGGTATAAAGAAAATGCTGACGTTTAATAACATAGGTAATCTTGGTAGACTTGCCAATCAAATGTTTCAGTATGCCTCATTAAAAGGTATTGCTAGAAATAGAGGATTTGAATTTGCCATACCACCAGAAGAATCTTTTGGACAGACTGATCTAAATGTTAGAAATGAATTTATCAATCTCTATAATACATTTCCTGCGATTAAAGATAATACCATAGGAGTTTATCCTAATAGATTACATGGTGAAAGAATGCATACTTTCGATGAAGATCTATTTAATAATTGTCCAGATGCTGTGGATCTATTTGGATATTATCAAACGGAAAAATACTTTAAGCATATTGAAGATGAGATAAGAGAAGATTTTAAATTTTCTCAGGAACTTACTGATATGTGTAAGGAAGTTATTGGTGGTATGGGAGGTGGTGATACTATATCACTTCATATAAGAAGAGGTGATTATGTAGTTAATCCTAATCATCCAGTTCAACCATTAGAATATTATGATCAAGCATTGAGATGTTTACCTCAAAATTTCCCTGTGATTGTCTTTTCTGATGATCCTAAATGGTGTCATGAGCAAGAGTTATTTTCTGGTGAGAGATTCAATATCTCTGATGATAACTCTGCTGATTTTGATTTGTGCCTTATGTCTATGTGTAAGTGTCATGTTATTGCTAATTCATCATTCTCTTGGTGGGGTGCTTGGTTGGCAAATAGTCAGATGACCATTGCTCCTAAGAATTGGTTTGGTGCTCAATGTGCTGCTAAGGATATAACTGATATGGAATTTGGTAGTTGGAAGTGGATCTAGTATGTTAATTAGTTTTAAGGGGTTAAAGAGAAAGTATAATATGAACATCAAAGGTATTGTTCATATTGGTGCTCATTATGGTGAAGAGTTAGTAGATTATATTGATGAGGGAATACAAAATATTGTTTTGTTTGAACCATTAACTAGTAACTTTGATGTTATTCACGAGAAGGCAGTGAGATTAAATGCTAATATTGAAGGGCATCAAGTAGCATTGGGATCTAAACCAGGATCATATACAATGTATATTAGTGATAATGAGAAACAAAGTAGTTCTATTTTAAAACCAAAAGTTCATTTAACACATCATCCTCATGTAAAGTTTCCTACTACTGAGGAGGTTGAAGTTAGATGTTTAGATGAATATAATTGTCATGATTATAATTTCATTAATATGGACGTTCAAGGATATGAACTTGAAGTTTTAAAAGGTGGGACTAAAATGTTAGAACAAGTTGATTATGTTTATTGTGAAGTAAATCGTGATGAGGTTTATGAAAACAATGCTTATATTCAAGAAATAGATTCGTTCCTTGCTGATTACAATATGGTCAGAGTTGAAACTGATTGGGCAGGTGATATTTGGGGCGATGCTCTATATATTAAAAATCATGGAGAATAATTTTTATGTACATTGATTCAATTACTCAGAAAAATAATTGGGAACCTACTTATGTGTGGACAACAAAGTTCTTTAATGAACATCCTGATTTAAAGGTGGGAGCTGAGGTTGGTGTTGCTGCTGGCCAACATATTAAAGCAATCATGGAAGAAACTAAGATTGAAAAAATGTATGGTATTGATGCTTATATGTCAGAATCTTGGAATGTAAATGTACCTGTTACTTCATTTGATGAAGTTTATAATGAAGTTAATACTATGTTGTCTTCTTATGGTGATAGAGTAGAATTGATCCGTAAGAAGTCTACTGAAGCTGCTCCAGATTTTGAAGATGGTACATTAGATTTTGTTTTTATTGATGCTGGACATGATTATGAAAATTGTTATAATGATATTAATTATTGGCATAATAGGGTTCGTAAGGGTGGATATGTAATGGGTCATGATTGGGAACATGTTAATTTTCCTGGTGTTACACAAGCAGTTATTGATCATTATGGTGATGATGTTGATGGAGTTCCAGAACCAACTCATGTATGGTATCATAAAGTAAAATGAAAATTTGTATATTGACAATCGCTACCAACAAATATATTCAATTTGTTGAGAAACTTTATAATAATATCGCAGAGAATTTTTTAAATGATCATGATATTGAATGTTTATTATTTACTGAGCATGATGTAGAAACATCTGATAATGTAAGAGTTTCTAAGATAGAACATGAACCTTGGCCAGTTCCTACATTAATGAGGTACAATTACTTCATGCAGGAAAGGGATTTTATATCTAAGTTTGATTATTGTTATTATCTTGATGTAGATATGGCAATAGTGGATAAGGTAGGTGATGAAATTTTAAGTGATTTGGTTGGAACACAACATCCATATCAAACATTTCAATCAAAGGATGATAGGACATATGATAGAAATCCAAAGTGTATGGCATATGTTGAGCCAGGTACTGAGGGTGAAAATTATTATGCTGGAGGGTTTAATGGTGGTAAGACAGAACATTTTCTTAAGATGGCTGAGGTTTTATCAACTAGAGTAAATCATGATAAGGATAATGATGTTACTGCTTTATGGTTTGATGAATCTCATCTAAACAAATACTTGAGGGATAATCCACCAACATTAACTTTATCACCATCATATTGTTTTGCTGAAGAGTTTATAGGAACTGAATATCCTTTCAAACCAAAGATAGTTGCTTTGAAGAAAAATCATAGTGAATTGAGAAGTTAAAATGAAAATTGATCTTAAAAAGGTTCCTGCTGTTTATATGAATCTTAAACAGCATACTGAGAAGAATGAAAATATGCAGCAGATGTTAACTGACTGTGGTTTTGAGAATATCATTCGTATGGAAGGTGTTCCTCGTCCCGATAAACCAGTTGCTGGATGTTCTGCTGCTCATAATAAAGGTTTACATGAGATTGATCCACCATTTGTTTTATTTGAAGATGATTGTGTAGTAAAAAATTTTAGAACTGAGATAGAAGTTCCTGATGATGCGGATGCTGTTTATCTTGGAATTTCATCTTGGGGTAGAATGAATGGTCATTCTGGTCCTTATGTTCAGTATGATCAGGTTGAAGGGGATCTTTATAGGATCTATAATATGTTAAGTGGACATTCTGTGTTGTATCTTACAGAAGAATATGTTAAAATGTGCCAGAGAGTAACGTATCATGCTGGATATGTTATTGAAGATTATCAAGATGCTGGTTTCGCAGAGATACAACGTTGGTTTAATGTTTATGCTTTTGATGATCCTTTCTTTTATCAAACAAGTGGATATCATGGAACTGTAAATCCATTAACAAGTTATCCTACACAAGAATGCTTTGCATTTAATAAAAATTACTTTCTCCCTGCTGGAATATCATGAGATCTTTAGTTACTGGTGGTGCTGGATTCATTGGATCTAACCTAGTTGATCAATTATTAAAAATAGGTCATGAGGTTACTGTGGTTGATAATGAATTTTCTGAAGCACATGATCAATTTTATTGGAATCCAAAAGCCTATAATTTGAATCTTGATATTAGAGATTATAAGGGATTGACTAATGCTTTTGCTAGTGGGCAAGATTATGTTTTTCATTTAGCAGCAGAAGCAAGAATACAACCTGCTATAGAGAATCCTATAGAAGCAGTTAGTATTAACTCTGTAGGAACTTGTACAGTTCTTCAGTGTGCTAGGGAGGCTGGTGTAAAGCGTGTTATCTATTCGTCTACTTCATCATCATATGGTATGAATCCATATCCAAATGTGGAAACTCAACCAGATGATTGTTTAAATCCATACTCAGTATCTAAAGTAAATGGTGAGAAACTATGTACAATGTATACAGATCTCTTTGATTTACCTACAGTTATTCTTAGATACTTTAATGTATATGGAGAGAGGCAACCTTTAAGAGGGCAGTATGCCCCTGTGATAGGTATCTTTTTAAGACAACTTGCTGCTGGTGAACCATTAACAATCGTAGGTGATGGGGATCAACGTAGAGACTTTACTCATGTTAGTGATGTTGTAAATGCTAATATTATGGCAGCAATATCAAATCCAGATCCAGAAGCATGTGGGCAAGTATATAATGTTGGAACAGGAACAAACTACTCTGTTAATGAAATTGCTGCTATGATATCTGATAATACAATTAATATTCCACCTCGTATTGGTGAATCTAGAATCACACAAGCTAATGTTGATAAGATCTGGAAGACCTTTGGGTGGAAATCAAAAGTAAAATTAGAGGACTGGATCAAAGGAGCATTATCATGAGATATTGTATTGATATTGATGGTACTATATGTACTCCAACTGTTGGTAGAGATTACCATAAAGCAGAACCTTGGATGGACAGAATAGAATATATTAATAAACTCTATTATGAACATCATCATATAACTTACTTCACTGCTAGAGCAATGGGTAGGTTCTCAGAGGAGGAACATCAAATTGCACAGGCAAAGGCTTCAGCAGTTCTATTTGAATTGACTCAGAAGCAATTAGATGATTGGGGTGCTAAGTATCATGAGTTAATTATGGGTAAACCACATGCTGATCTATTCATAGATGATAAGGGTATGAACTGTAATGATTTCTTTGATGGGGTGTTATGAAGAAGGTTTTAATTACAGGTGGTTCAGGAACCGTAGGTAAGGCATTTATTGAAGAGTATTATGGACAATATGAGTTCTATAGTATTAGTAGAAATGAATCATACATTTCAGAATTGAAGCAACAGTTCCCAGATGTAAATGTTTTCATTGGTGATATATGCGACTTTGATCATTTGGTTAATATCTATAGTAAGGTTAGACCAGATATTGTAGTTCATGCTGCTGCTATAAAGCATATTAATTTAGCAGAAGAGAATCCTTCTAGAGCTGTTGAGGTTAATCTAGTTGGATCTTTGAATGTTATAAAGGCAAGTGTTAGATTAGAAGTTCCATTAACAATAGGTGTTAGCACTGATAAAGCTTGTGATCCTGATTCTGTTTATGGATATAGTAAGAAGATTATGGAGAGAATGTTCTCTCAATATCATAATCATTGTACTAAGTTTGTATGTACTAGGTTTGCTAATGTTGCAAAGAGTAATGGGTCTGTTATTCCTTATTGGGTATCAGAAGCAGAGAAAGGTAATAAATTAAAACTAACTGATATGGAAATGAATCGATTGATGTTCTCCAGTCAAGAAGCAGCACAGTTGATACATAAGGCAATTGATTATAGTAGTATGAATGATTTCTTTGTTCTTTGTCGTATTATGAAAAATGTAAACCTTTTTAACTTAGCAAAGTTTATTGGGGATGATGTTGATATAATAGGTAAAAGACCAGGTGAAAAGTTGAATGAAGTTTTAGTTACTGAAAAGGAATTGCCAAACACTTTAGTGGATGGTGATTATGTTTTAGTATTTGATCACCAGATTGTTGATGGTAATCTTAGAGAAGAGCATTCATCATTAACTGCTAGTACAATGGGTGATTTAGAAATGAAGGAGTTGGTATATGGATAAGAATAAAGCATCGTTTAAATTAAAAGGATTACCTCCTGTATATGTAATCAATCTTGATGGGCAACCAGAAAGATGGGATGTAATGGAGGAATCTCTTAAGTATTGGGATGTAAAGAATTATACTCGTATTTCTGCTTATGATGGTAGAGAGGATGATCTGGGTGATATTATTAAAGGTAGGTATCCTGATCAAATGTCTTCAGGTGAAGTTGGATGTACAACATCACATTTAAAAGCAATTAAAGAGTTTTTAAAGACTGATGCTCCTTGTGCGTTAATTTTAGAAGATGATTGTGATATATCTACTGCTTCTTATTGGCCTTTTATTTGGAAAGATTTTTATTCAAAAATCCCATATGATTATGATGTAATACAGTTAGCAGTTATTAATCCAATGAGTGTGTACTTACAACTACATCGTAGATTTGTAAATGATTTCTCTACTGCTGCTTATATGATTACTAGACATCATGCTCAGAAATTAGTTAATCTACATTGTAGAGGTGATAAGTATAAACTTGATAATGGATCTAAACCTAGAGCAGTTGCTGATGATTTGATTTATAATTCTGGTAATACTTTTGCTATACCTTTATTTTTATATCGTATAGAATTAGGATCATCTATTCATAAAGAACATGTAGATGTTTTTCATAAAACAAGTTATGATGCTTTATGGAGTTTTTGGAAAAATCAAGCAACCAGTGTTCAAGATTGGAATGCTATGTTTGATTATGAACCATACTTTAATAGAGTTCCACCAGGATTTTCTGATAAAGAAGAGGATTATGAACCAAAAAAAGAGGAGTAATATAAGGTAACATTATGGGGGTCATTAGACCTCCTTTTTATTGTTCGGATTCCCCTATTGTAAAGTTTTATG